GAGAAGAAGAAAAAAGATAATTATTTTACGGAAGAAACTGAAGCGGCTATCGTTAGATTTCAAAAGGAACCTGAGATTGCCAAAAAGAAAGAAATTTTCGTAAATGATGTCCGGCCAGCTTTTGTTAAGTTGGTTGAAAATATAATTTTTGTCTATAAATTTCATACGATAGGCAATATTGAAGATTTAAAGAGCGATTGTTTATCCTTTTTGTTTGAAAATATTTACAAATTTGATGGCTCCCGAGGCCATAAGGCGTTTTCCTATTTTACTGTTATAGGCAAAAATTGGTTTATCCAAAAAGTAAAGTCCTATAAGAAAAGACTTAGGTCTGATATTCATATCGACAAAGCGTTGATTGATAAAATGGAACAAAATAAGCATGAAGCTATTGTTAAGTCATACGAAGAAGACCTTATTCATAGAGAATTTTTAGAATTTTTGAAAGATGAGGTAAAAAGTTGGCGCGAAAAGTTTTCCAAAACCCAAGAATTAAAAGTTTTGGAGGCGGTAATACTATTATTAGACCATCCAGATTTAATTTCAATATATAATAAAAAAGGCATATACTTATATTTGAGGGAAATAACTGGTTTAAATACAAAACAGATTGTTACTAATCTTTCTAAATTTAAAAAGAGATATACTAAATTTAAAGAAAGATATTACGACGGAGAATGTTAGTATGCCAATTGATAAAGATTATATAGATGAAATTTGTAGTGTTGCTTGGGAACAATTGAACGAAGATAGAGAAGCGATTAAGGACCTTTATGATCATCTGAAAAGACAAATTGTCACTAGGGAGGAATATGCTATTAATGGTCAAAATTTAGCAAAATTTGCTGAATTAATGATAAAGCAAACTGGGCAAGTGGTTGATTTACTTAAGGTTATGAATGCCGACAAAAGTAAAGATGAAGGTGGTTTGACGGCTGACGATATTCAAAAAATCCATGACCAACTAAAGGAACCACCTAAGTGAGCTTAGAAGATGCGCATACTATGGAATTAACCCAACGCTTTGATTTCGTTATGGAAAAGTATGTTAATTTGGCTGCAGAGATTGCTCCAAAGTTGGAAGAGTTTGGTAAATATAGGAGAGAATTACAATTGCTTGTTTCTGAATTCGAACGTCGTGGTGTTTCGCATAACGAACCAGAGAGTTTAAAGAAAGTTTTAGAAGAAGCCATGCAAGATGTAAGCTCAGAAAAAGATGGCACGTAGAGAGATTAGACCAAAGGACATAGAAAGTCCTGATAGAATATATTCTAATTTGTTGAAAGATTATGTTGAGGGTCGCTTAGGACCTTCTAGATTCATCTATAGAGCTGTCGTTATTAAAATTGATGAGCAAGGAGGCCAATTCTCTGGCCCTGATACCGATTACGATGAAGACCCCCCCAATCCCCCCAATAGCGTAAAGGCAAGGATTATAACGGACTCTATAGACGCCTACACGGACGATAGTGACCTTACTACCTTTTGGCCTATGAATCCACATGATTCTATGCCGATAAAGGAGGGAGAACATATTTATGTTATTTTTGAAGATGTTGGAAGAAAAGAGGTTGGCCTTTGGCTATGTAGGGTCTCCGAGCATAATGGCGTAAATTCTCTAAACTTTACTCCAGGAAGCAAGAAATTCGAAGAAGACGATAGGAATGATTTTACCGATATAAGTGTCGAAAAAGCAGTTCAAGATACCGAAGCAGATGTTTCGACCCCTGAAGTATCTGATTCTTTTACGGTAGAGGATGTTCCAAAGTTTGTTCAGCGACCTGGAGATAGGGTTTTACATGGCTCAAATAATACCGCAATAATTATGAGCAGAGATAGGGTTGATTCCGTTGACTCTGGAGAGACAGATGAGGCGGGAACAATTGATATTGTTGTTGGTCGTGCTGAAGAAAACGATATAAATATCGAGGGAGATAAATCTAGAATCTATATTACAATGAAGTCTCAGGTTGATGCTAATTTTTCACTAGATTCTATTGGAGATTCGAACACTAAGAATGTAGGACCAACTGCCGCAATTGCGCTAAAGAGTGATGAAATTAGGATTAAGGCAGTTTCTGGTATGAAAATTGTTGTTGAGGACGGTCCATTATTTATTGAAGCCACAAGTATTTATCTTGGTCCTGACGATAAAGGAGAGTCTGCAGTTCTTGGTGATACGTGGAAGCAATATTTCCAAAATTTACTAGATACTTGGGCTGCAACACATACGCATCCCACACCTTCAGGACCAAGTGGCCCACCTACCGCAACTCCTCCTCGATTTGATGATAATTCCTTATCTAATACCGTAAAAATAAAAAAGTGATATGCCTACAGTTCAAGCAATATTACAAGGCGGGATTCAAGGATTGCAAGATAGTCATCCACCTGATATAAATACTGCAGCCTCTCAATGGGCCTCTGCTTTTTCTGCTTTTGGTAATGGTGCTTTTGCCGGTGGCGCTTTTGCTCTGCTGACTCCAGCACCATTACAAGCATCCTTCTTAAGTTCTTTATCTTCAAACTCATTCATGGATGACTTAGGAGATAATCTTGCAAATTGGTTTAAGACTGCTGTTTGGGTTGGTCCTGGTTTAGTTGGAACAACTTCTGTTGCAGAAGGCTCCATTCTACAATCATCTACTATTGGAAACTCTTTAAAAGTCGATTCAAAAGGAAAGTTAAATGCTTCTGAAGTTATTTCTGCTGCTGTGACTGGATGGGTTGCTTCGATTATAGTAAATGTTACAAATGTGGTTGGAGTTACTACACCAAGCCCAATAATTCCAATTCCTGGTGGAATAGATGTTTTTTCGTTAGACGATTTGAAGGGAAGGATAGCAGATTTAGTTAAGAAGTTACCAAATAAGGACGCTGAAAAAGAGCTTAAATTATTGAGGCAAGCTTTAAACAATTTCAATACACAACAAGAAAAAGATGTACCTATTATTTTAGATACATTTACCAAAGAGTTTAAAATTGAAATTCCGGGAAAACCTGAGCTGACACAAATGGCTCAAGAACAAATAAATAACTTTGTGAAAGGGAGAGAAGATACTATTTCTGAAGAAGAAGTTAATAAAGCGATAAATAGAATATTAACAAATTTGGGTCTTTAATAAGATAGTACTAATTATTATTATGGCTAATCCGATTAATATAAAATTCCCCCTAGAGAAGGGAGATAATGATGCATTTAAGACCAATGATTCAACTATAGACGCGGTTCTTTCGGACTTAAAGATATTAATTTTAACTAATCATGGCGAGAGGCCGGTTCATTATGATTTTGGTGCAAATCTTAGGAGATTGATATTTGAGCAAGGGCCAAATGTAGCACAACAAGCCGAAGATTTGATTGTTGCAGCAATTGAAAAGTGGATGGAATTTGTGGAGATATTGGAGATTAACGTTCAAGATTCAAACTCAAATCCTATTTTAAGGTCAAATGAACTGAATATTAAATTAAAAGTTGCTGTTGGTCAAGAAGTAGCAATTTTAGAGCAAAGAGTTAGAAATTAATTAAAGAGGGTTTTGTGTATAATGGCAACTTCTACTCAGAAAAAACGTGCTATTAAATATCTCAATAGGGATTTCAATAGTTTTAAGCGCGACCTAATTGAACATCTGAGAGTATATTTTCCCAATACGGTAGCTGACTTCAACGAAGCTTCGGTTGGAATTATGTTCACTGAATTAGTGAGTTTTATTGGAGATAACTTATCTTTCTATTTAGATAAAAAGTTCTCTGAATCATTTATCGATACTTCTGTTGAGAGGAGTAACATCTTTAAACACGGAAAACAATTAGGGTTTAAGGCATTTGGCAAGACAGCGGCAACCGGACAAGTTGATGGATACCTCAAAGTACCTGCCTCAGCCTCTTCAGCACAAATTGTTCCTGACATGCGATACGCCGGAACAATAAAAAAATTATCGAAATTAAAAAGCACATCTGGAGAAACTTATGAAACTTTAGTGGATGCTGATTTTAGCACAATTGATTCGACAGATTCTAGGTTTGTGCAAGTTGGAGATAGAGACTCTACAACTAATGAGCCAAAAACTTTTGTATTAAAGAAGACTGGAATTGACATTACAGCGGGAGAAACTAAGACTACAACATTTTCAGTTGGAGCATATGAATCTTTTAAAACACTAACCCTCCCTGATGATGATGTTTTGGAAGTAATTCAAGTTACGGATTCAGAAGGCAATGAGTGGTATGAAGTTGATTATTTAGCCCAAGATACTGTTTTTACCGGGGTTTCAAATACTGGAGATGATGCTGATGACGTCCCCTATGTATTGAAATTAAAGTCTGTCCCCTATAGATTTGTGACTGAATATGATGTTTCTGAGAATAGGATGTCATTAATTTTTGGAACTGGTGATGCACAAGAGTTTGATGGAGACTTAATACCAGACTTGGGAGATTTGACATTACCACTATTTGGTAAAGATGCGTTCACTGACTTCTTTCTAGACCCTCAAAATTTCTTAAAGACAAGAACCATGGGCTTAGCCCCAGTCAATACTACATTGACAGTAAAATATAGGGTTGGTGGAGGATTAAGCACGAACACTGCCACAAATACGGTAGATACAGTAGCTAATAGTGTTTTCGATATTGGAGATACAACGCTAGACTCAGCCACAATAAATGATGTAACGAATTCCTTTTCTGTCTTAAATTCTGGACCAATTCAAGGCGGAAAGGATGAACTTGGCATAGATGAAATAAAACAATTAATATCTGCTAATTTTGCCGCACAATCAAGAGCTGTTACCGCAGAAGACTTTGTGGCTAGAGCATTATCGATGCCATCCAAGTTTGGTTCTGTTTTTAGAGCAAATGCCCGCGCAGGTTCTTTAAATAAGAACTCTGTTGAACTGATGGTATTGTCGCAAGATTCTGGTGGCAACGTTACAGTTGCGCCTGATGACTTAAAAACAAATTTGAAAACGTATATTTCCAGATTTAGAATGCTTACGGATGGTATAGAGATTTTAGATGGAGAAATTATTAATATTGGTGTTAGATTTGATGTCTTAGTGAATAGAGATTTTAATAAATCAGAAGTTGTTGCTACTTGTTTAGATTCCTTGAAAGATTATTTTGATATTGAAAAATGGCAAATAAACCAACCAATTAATAAAACGGATATTATTGCATTGTTGGCGAGCATCCCCGGAGTATTATCTGTTATAGATTTGAGCATTAATAATCGTGTAGGAACTTTTGAGAATAGGACATATTCTACGACAACTCATAATATTAAAGAAAACACGCAAAATGGTATTATTTATTGTAAAGAAAACGCGATTTTTGAGATAAAATACCTTGACAAAGATATTCAAGGGAGTGCTAAATAAATGGGTTATTACAGGGTTTTTAGTAATGCAGATACGTTCATAACAGACGCTCACCCATCTGATACAACGACCGTTAGAGCCACTGGCTCTAATATGGGAGCCTCTCCTTCTTTAAATGTTTTTTCAAGAAAGGGAGATATTTTTACTGGCAGCATTGAGCTTGCAAGAACTTTGATTAAATTTGACCTCACTGAATTATCTGGCTTGATTTATGATGAAGAAAGAATACCTTCTACGGGCGTTCAATATTATTTAAGAATGTTTGACTTGGGGCACGACGACACTGTTCCTACAAGTTGTGACTTATTTGCGTTTCCTTTATCAAGGAGTTGGGATGAGGGAACTGGTCAAGATATTGATAAGTATAGAGATTATGGATATGCTAACTGGTTAAGCGCTAGCTCTACTCAGACATGGACAGCCACTGGCTCAGACTTCATTGAATCTGGCTATGGTAGCGGCTCTCAACATTTAGATTTTGGTTATGAAAATCTAGAAATGGAAATTACAGATGTTGTTAAGAATTGGCTAACTGGTGCTATTGAAAATTATGGAATTGTTTTAAAATTAGGCGATACAGAAGAAGATAATGGGACAGATTATTTCAGGAAGGCGTTTCACTCTAGAGAGTCTAAGTATGTTGATAGGATTCCATATATTGAAGCTAGATGGAGCAAGGTTGCAAAAGACCATCGCGGTAATTTTGGTTTCGATGTAGATAATACTTTATTTATGTATAATTTCATTAGAGGTGAATTAACTAATGTCACTATTGATGAAGTTCGAATTCAAGATAATCTGATAGGCGTTTCGGCAAGCTATACGGCAAGTTTACCCTCAACTCAATTTGGTCAATATAGTACTGGAATATATACAGCTTCCTTGAACATAGTCAGTACAGCAAGTTTTTCTGCAACATTTTATGATATTTGGCGTTCTGGTGGGCGTGCGATTATGACAGGCACCTTCACTCCCCTATATTTAACTGGGGCTATTGCAGACCCTTATGATGAATTTGTTGTGAATGTAAATAATTTAAAAAGAGTTTATTCTGCTGATGAAGAGGCGAGAATAATCGTGAATGTTAGAAAGAAAGGAAATCTTTCTCATATAGGCTCAATACATAGTGCATCATTAGATAATGAAAAAGAATATATAGAGAAAATGTATTGGAGTATTGTTAATGATGAATCTGGTGAGACTATAGTTCCGTTTGGAACAGGTTCTGCATTACCGTTTACACAAATGTCTTATAACGATGATGGGAATTATTTTAATGTTTGGATGAATGGTTTGGTTCCTGGATTTATTTATAAATTCATTTTCTTGATTGATATAAACACTCAAGGGAAGAAGATTATAGATGACAATTTTAGATTTAAAGTGATTTAATGGCAGATAATAAAAATATAGGGTTTTCTTTAACATTTCCTGAAAATCTCAAAAAGGGTTCAAACCTTTCTACGACCGGCCTCCTATCATTCTCAGATTTAGGTGACTTTATCGAAGAACGCGACAAGCTTCAGAGAGCTTTGGACACTACAGCAGAAACCTCTCTAAAGGTTGATTATTCTGATTTTGCAAATCATGTTTTCTTTGACAAAGCTTCTGCAAAATTTGGCATAGCTTATGATAAAATTCTAACAGAATTTCCCTTTAACGGTAATTCTGAAGAAAAAGATGCATTCTTCCTTACTGGTTCTGGATATGAAACATATATCTATGATGAATGGCCTAGGTATGTTGGATACTCTGTGTTTAATGGCTCTAATCAATACATTAGTGGTACTGATACAGACAATAAATTGATGCCTTTCACTTCGTCTGTCTATGTTTCTGCATGGATTAAGCCGGTAGTAACTGATTTAAATATTATCCTTCAAGTTATGAGTGCTTCTACTGGCCCTATCTTGAAACAAGGATATAACTTTTATTTATCAGGTGCAACAGACCCGCATATTAAATTTGATTTACATTCTGGCTCACAAGTTGCCTCTGTTAGTGCTTCTTACTCTGCCTATTCCGCCTCTTTCAATAATGTTGCAGTTATATATGATACTGATGAAGACTTGTTATCTCTTTATATTAATGATGCAAGGCAGACATCTAGTAGTGTTACTTTCGGTTCAATAGAATATGCCCCTTCTGAATTTTATATAGGCTCCGGAAGTCAACATACTGCAGCTTCTTCTAGTTTTGAATTTTACTCTGGTTCCATTGATGAAATTAGGATAGCCCACACTGCATCAGAAGTTTGGCACAACAAGAACTACAGTAGACCAATTGATTCTGAAGAATATATTAAGCTATATTATCCTCTTAATGAAGGTGTGGTTGGAACATCATCAATAGACCAAGTTGCGGTAGATTACTCAAAAAGCGGCTTACATGGAAAGATTCTATCTTACGACTCCAACTTTAGAGTTTCTGGCTCTACGATGTTGCGCGACCCAGGAAACCTTATTCTATATAGCTATCATGCTGATGTTGCAAGTTTTAGCTCTAGCATTGCATTGTCGGCGTCTGCTTATGATAAGACAAACAATAATAATATTTTTAACTTAATTCCTGAAGGTATTCTTATTGAGGATGACGAACAAGAAGGGTTGGTGACAGCGTTTTCGCTATCTATGGCTAGATTCTTTGACCAACTTAAGCTCTTTATAGACCAGTTTGATAACTTAAGGGTAACAAATTATAGTTCGTATGATGAAACTCCTGATTTAATGTTGCCAATGCTTCAACGCTATTTTGGGTGGAAGGTCACAGAACATTTCGGTGATGCAAACCCATTATCATTCTTTTTTGGAGAGAATATTCTCGCTTCAGGAAGCCTTGATACACCCCTCATTGATGTGAGAAATCAATTTTGGAGAAGAATATTAAATAACCTACCTTATCTTTATAAGACAAAAGGTAAGAGACACAATTTAGATGCTTTCTTTAATGTTCTTGGAATTAATAGGGAGAATATTAATTTAAAAGAGTATGGTTATTTACCTGGTAGCTCTATTGCTGATAAAAGAATAACAAAAAATAAAGTTAATGCATTTTTAGGCTTTAGTACAAGTAGTTTTGTTAGCTCAAGTTTCTTGAAGGCACCTTCTGGCTCATTGTTTGATGATTTGAGTGGCGCTCCATCAACTTGGACAATTGAACTCACTACACAATTACCCTTTGTTAGCTCAAGCTATTCCAGTAGCTTTTTGTCAGGTGCTTTGTGGCAATTTGAGAACACAGATGGTTCGGCTACTAGTGGTAGAGCTTTGTCTTCTACGAGACTATATTGGGTTAGGAACAGCACAACTTCTGATACGGGAAAAGTCGTCTTGGAAGTTTCTGGTAACATTGCTGCTGTTCCTTTATTTTCGTCGTCAGAATTAACATTATTTAATGGAGATTTCTTCTATATCGCTGCAGGTCAGGATGCGAATTTTACTCCATATATGAGTATTAGAAGCATAGATAATGGAGACTTTGATTTAAATCAAGATTTCACTGCTTCATTTTCTACTCAATCTTTTGCGCCTCGTGGTGATGAAGCGGTTATAGTTGGTACTAATTCTGGTAGTGTCCATAGTGATTTGCAGGCTCAAGGATTTATTGGTGAAGTTAGGTTATGGGATAGAGATTTATCAGGTTCTGAGGTTGATGACCATGCTTATCATTTTGAAAGTATCGGTGTAAATAATCCTTTAGAAACCCCTAACCCATTAAGGGCACATTGGCCCTTGAATGAAAATAATGTGGCAACTTCTTTAGGTGAAGTTACAGGAACGCTAGATTTATCTAGGAATGATAGGGTATTAACAGGTTCTCAATTTCCTGTTAGCGAAAATCCTTATCAAAAATTTAATAAGGAATACAGCCACCTTAGTCCTAGCATTGATTTACAGTGGTCTGAGAATAAAGTTAGGATTAGAAATAAGACTGAATTGAAGTTGAGTGACATTTCAAACGATACAAATGAGGTTTCTCTTGAGTTTAATCTAGTAGATTCTTTGAATGAAGACATAACAAAGATTTTTGCAACGTTTGATGAACTTAATACGATTATAGGCTCGCCAGTAAATAAATATAGAGATGAGTATTCTGACTTAGATGGCATAAGAAGGGAATATTTTGAAAGACTTGGCGATAGTATAAACTTTAATAGATTTTTTAATTTATTTAAATGGTTTGATAAAAAACTAAGTGATTCCATCAAACAGCTACTCCCAGCTAGAGTTAAATTTATTGGTGGCGAACAAGTAATAGAAAGTCACTTCTTGGAAAGACCGAGATATAAATATCAATATCCAATTTTCAAGACTCCTACAGAAATTCCTGATATGGATTTAGATTTTACTGCCACATTAGATGTAGAGATGCAAAAAAGCATTATTGCCGAAAACGCCGCTTTAGGCACTTATGCGAGAACGAATAAAGAAGATTTGACGGTTTATAGTTTAGGTATTTCTGGGAAAGAAAGCTCCATAGTACCTGAAGTAACTAAGGCTCAAGAGTATAAGGTAGAGTTTGCTGATGGTGCTGATAGGGTAGATAGACTAAAAGATGATTTCTTTAGAACAAAGTACAGTGGAGATGATAGATATACCGTCAATAATCCAAATGTAGCAATTAATTCAAAAAATGAATTTCCAAGAAAAACGCTATTTAGACAAGAGAGAGAAAATAACGTTAGCGGAAGTGGCCAAGTAATTAATTCCAAGTTGGGTAATGGTTTTGTTTTTAATGACACTAGTAGCACAAGAGATTATGAACATTATTTTACAAACGCTAAGAAATCTTTAATCCTTTCCATTAGACCTAAGTTTTATTCTGATAGGATTCTTTTAAGCTTGAATGATGCATTTATAAATGGCGGATGCAAAGGATTAAAAATAAGAAGTAAAGATGTTTTTTTTGCCGCAACAACGAAAAGAATCTTAAGGAGCCAAGATGCAGGCCAGACATGGAGCAGCTTGACTGGTTCGGATGTTGGGAGCCATTTTATTCATGGATTTGATATAACTGAAAATTATATTTTTACGTTTGTTCGTCATGGAGCCACGCTTGAAAATGAATGGAGAATCTATAGAGCCCATCTTTCCTCTTCTTTGTCGGAAACTGATTTTCAATTGATTGATGTTTTAGTTTCCGGCAGCAACCCTGATGGGCAAATTGGTGTTTTTAGAGGTATTGATATAAAAGCATTCTCTGATGATTCTGTATATGCTTTGGGTATAGCGATGTCTGCATCTAGTCTTTTTAATGGTTCTATCGCAAGGCGAACCACTAACGCAACTGATGATACACCAACTTGGGAGACTATAGACTTTACCCCAAGTACTCAAACGACTTTTGGTGCAAATGATGGTTATTATGCTGCCGCAAGTAGTTCTGCTGGTGCTATTTTTATCGGCGGTACTCATAGCGATGATAGTTGGATTATTAAAAGTTCAAGTGATGGAACAGTAGATAGCTTTTTAACTTTAAATACTGGTTCTTTTGGTGACGGGACCATAGTTCGCGATATCTTAATAAGTTCTAGTGGTTCTATCTTTGCAGTTGGCACTGATACTTTTGGTAACGACGAAGCTATTATTAAAAAGGCTCATTTGACGTCTACTGCAAATTGGGATATTGTAGATTCGTACTTAGGCACAACCCCCGTCCCTTTCGTTGCGAATACTTATACAGATATATCTGAAAACTCAGAGACAGGTGAGTTATTTTCGATAGGTATTACCGCCGAAGGTGAAGAGGATGGAACATATGCATCCATGGTGATAAGAAAGTCTTCCGATAGAGGGCAATCATGGTACACCTTTTATACCGCAAATCCTTTAGAATCTAGTAATTACAAGATAAGTACAGACGCCAGAGGCGCTATTACAGGAAGTATTTTTCTTGTTGGGTACGGTCATTCATCCACTTCTGATTCTGAATTAATAGTTCGTAAAGTTTTTCAATCTGACGAAATTCTTCTTAGTGCGAGTGTAGATTCCACCTTAACTGGAGCGTTTAGATTTAAATCGGAATTTCAGGGAGAAATAAGAGATGTGAATAATAATCATATCTTTCTAGATACTAATTTCATTAATAATGTATTTACGGTAAGTGCTGATGAATTTTCTTTAAAGAAGTTTTTTCCCAAAATATCATTTAAAGTTTCTGCCTCTAATGTTGATTTTAATGCAGACAATTTATATATAGCATTTAAGGATGGTGAAAATTATCCCTCTTATACAAATTTGAAAGCATTTGGAAATTATTTTGAATCTGGAGATGAATACGAATATAAAGGCAGATTTACATCTTTTCCCTCCTTTGCGTTTAATAATATCGAGCCTATTGTTAAAGTTTCTTCATCTTCTGGAATCCATAAGATACACGATTTCAGTATCACATTTTCAGAGCCATTGAGCGATGACGGTGTTCGTGTTTTTAGAGGATATGATAATCAGAATATGGAATTTGAAAATATTAACTTTTCTTTATTAAATG